AAAGTTTCCAAGGTTAAGCGTATATCCTAGTGTTACTGATACCTTTGTTGAATCGTTTTCCATACCCCACCCATTTCATAGTTTTAAATATTCTCTGACCAAACAGGAATAAACCTACCATCTTCTGTCTTCGTATATGTAAGTATACCGTCTCCCATTCGCCGTGTCAACTCTTGGCTTGTAGGAGTCATATTATTTGTTATTAATTTGTCTTTTCTTGGTTGTCCAATATGTATACTTGCAAGTATAGCACGGATCTCCTTTACATGCGATTCTGAATAATAAGCTCTTCTTTGCCATTTTCTTTCACCATTTAAAGTTGATCCAACTGGTGGAGGAATAACTCCTCGTTTAATTAGTGATGGAATATATTTTCTATGTCTATTGACAAGTTTAGCAGTTTCTGCTACAGTATATGCTCGTTCTCTATTTTTTCTAAAGTCAACTCTTAAACATGTTTCTATTCTATCTTTTGTAATATTGTAAACAGAAACTAAACCAGTTGATCTTGAGCTATGGTACAGCCTAACTAAATCTCCATTAAGAAACCAAACTTTTTGATTACCTTTAATTACAGATTGGCTATTGTACTCTTCGCCCTTAATTGTTCTTTTCTCAGTAGCCATTTACCTTCCTGACTTGCACTTGGTGGATGAAAGAATACTCTTGTCCCGCAAGATATGCAATAAGTTTCTAAATGATCTGTAGATGTATATTGTCTATCAATAAACATTTTGCCATTACATTTTTTACAATTCAACAATATAGTAACCTAATTTGGTATTCCGATAATAATTAGATGAACGTCTACCGATAAGTTTCCACTAGCATTAAATCTAACAACACCTTCAACTCTAGAAGTAGTTGGTTTTTTTAAAACTACTGAAACGTTTGATCCTGCTGAAGTGTTTCCTGTATTGATTGCCGTTGCTGAAACAATTGGAGAATATTTAAAATCACTAGGAAAGTCGTACACAAATGTTTTTTCTGATGAAGCAGAAACTGTACTGTTGTCTGCAACCCCTACGATTCCACCAATAACTCTAGCATCAGATGTTTTAATGCTTTGTTTTCCAGCACTGGTGGTATCAATGGTAGTATAGTTATAACTTGCAGAAGAAACCTGTGTAGAAAGATTGTTTACTGTGTCAGCCAACTGATAGATGTATGTAACATCTAGTGGTTGTCCTCGCTCAGGTAGTGGTAGTTTAGCCATTTTATTCCTCCTATTACATTATATCAGAGATTGTACGCCAGAGTCATAAACCAAGAAACTATCTTTTATTTCTTTTTTTGATGACACTATCTGTATTTTTACCCGCACACTAGTTGTCCCTGTATTTAAAAATGAGTAGGAATGAACTACTGATGTGCCATGATAAAAAAATGAATTGCTATCAAACTTAACAAAAACATCATATGCTGGATGAAAGTTTTCGTCTCCCCAGACTGCTGTAATGATTTGTGGGGTTATTGAAAGAGCCCCACTTGTTCCAATTACTGAGCCACCATCAGAGTTGTAGATTGAAGACCAGTGTGAGCTTCTGTTTTTATCTTCAGATATAACTCTGTAACGAATATTATATTTTTGGCTATCATGATCAACTGGTGGCAAAGAAGATCTTTTTACTGTTATCTTTTTGATATTATCATCAGCCATTATGAAACACCAATTGAGAATCTAAACTCAACATAATTGTTTGTATTTGGTGATTTAATAATTGATTCAGCATCAGTGTTTTGAATAACTGTATACCCAGTTAATCCATACAATGGGTTTTCTGTTGCAATGTTTTCTAGTCTCATTGCATCTAATGCAACATAGTAGTCTGATGATGGAACTCCTCCATCAATAACAGATGCATATATTTTAACAACGCTAACATCGTTCCAGTTAAAATTTGCACTTGTGTACAAGTCTTGTAGCTGCTTTGAAACAACGTAGTATCTATTAGTTTCAAACTCATCATCTAGTGGCAAACTTAAAGAGCTTCCATTGTTTAGTTCAGCTTCAAACCTAGCATACTCTCCATCTACAGTGTCAGATGAAGAAAAGTCAACTAATATTCTGACGGTATCTGGAACTGCTCCAGAACCTCCATTTCTACTTACTACAGAAAATGCCAATCGCAATTCATCTATTGGAGAATTTTTTGTTAAATCAATGTCTACTCCAGTTACGTGTATGTGTGATCCACTAATATTAAAATGATCCTGAGTTGGTCCACTCTCTGTGATTACATCTAAGTCTGACATGTCACCTCGAATTAGAATAGTATTATTTAAAAATCTACATCTTTCATATCTATCTGCTCTAGATGTTTTATAAAATATACTGTTATCAGAGTTAGCTTGAAATACTGGTGTTGCTGTTAGTACTCCGTTTACCGCATCATATTGCTTTGTTGATGAGTTTATTAAATATGAGCCTGTAATAATATTATCATTTTCAGTATCAAGTTGTACTGGTATTGTTGGAATCAATGTTGTAGCAGATGAAGTATGGTATTGCCAGTTTTCTGTATTAGTAAATGCAAAAATTGTTTTACTATCGTATGCCCCAGCGGATGGGTTTGACCCTGCTGAGTATAGTCCTACTTCTGTAATTTCATATCTTTCTTCCGTTGGCAATTCAGCCGTAAGAACAATTTTATTCATACCATTTTCCTGTACATACCCTCTTGAAGATATTGGAACTCTAAACATTTCAAAATCTAAGTTCTCTTTATCTGAATAGTCATCAAGGGTTTCTCCAGTAGTAAACGGTTGCTTCCCGCAGCCAACAGCAATATAAGAAGCAAAAGCTGGTGCTTGGCCTAGTAGGTACTTGCCAATAATAGTCTTACCAGTATTAGTTATCATGATGTAGCGTCTCCTAAATATGCTTCATATATTGTACCACTTAAGCTAATTTGTACTTCAACTTGCTCATCACTATTAAGATTAACTAACTCTATTACCAAGTCGCCAGCAGTATTAAAATAAACATTTGAACCCCCAGGGCCGTTGCCTACGATAGGCACTTTTTCATTTAGATTAATTGGAAAATTGTTAAAAATCTTATCTGACGATCCTTGTAGTCCAACTAGATTTAATGGATTATATTCTTGTTGGATTGCTGTTAAGTTTTTAATTACATTATAGGATACGCTTTGACCATTAATAGTGTCATTTCTAGCAATATTGATTAACTCATGTCCCCCAATATTTTCAAAGATAATATCAGTCATAGCCTCTATTGCTATTGATCCATCATCAAATAAAACTGTATCTATTGGAGCAGTTTTAACAGAATTTTGTTTAATAAAATTAATGGCTGCATTGGCTAGATCAGCTGGTGTTAATGGAGATGCCGATAAGTTGGAAAAATTAGTTTCAGCCATCTTATACCTCACTTAAATAAATAGTCATAGAGGGGCCATCTTGACCTCTGCTATAGGCAATATTATAAACAACAAACCTGGTAGAGTCTGCTGTTACTAAATCTAATCCATCAGAATCTTTATAGTCTAGGGTAACAATGTCTCCTAATTGTAATGTTGGTATGCTAAAAATGTTAGCTCCAACTATTTTTTTAGGCTCCATTACTTTATTTATAATCCAGTTCATAAGAGATTCTGCGCTATCTTGTGTCTGAATATACTGACTTTCAATAGAGAATTCATTTTTGCCATACGTCATTCTGCTTTGTCTAATTTTGTCATATTTTTCTTTTTCAATAAAAGGAGAAATTATTTGATTTGTATCAGTCAATTCTGGATCTGCCATATTGCTACGCTTTTTAAAAAATTCATCAACCGTTAGTTCATGTGTTGTGTCTTGAGTAAACGTTATTCCTTGAATTCTTAAAAAGCTTCCTGTAGTTTCATCTAGGTTAATTGCTTTATCTGTAGAGTTAAATACTAAAAACTCTGCGCCATAAGAGTCTGCTTGAAAACCAGAAACCATATATGATTTAATTCTATTAAAGGTTGGAGAGATTTGAGCATAAAGAGCTGGGTAAGCTCGATCATATTTAATATCAAAATACGCACACTCTCTCATGATTGATCCAAACTCTTCAAAATACATATTATATTTTGGTGGCTGCTGAGAACTTATTCCGCCAAGGTAAGTAGATTGAACTACACCACTCATGGCATATTTTCTAAATGATTCATTTGCATCAATGTCTTTATCCCCAAATGCTTTAGATATTGTTTCTCCAACATTAAAAGATGTGTTCTGAGAATAGTTTTGAGATAGCGCATATACATTTTCAAACATACACCTAGAAGATCCACGAGTAAATAAGGCCATGTTATTGTATATTGGCAGAGGATCGGTATCATCTACTACCTGAATTAGCTTATTATTAATATAAAGATAGAATCTTCTTATTTTACCAATGTCTTCATATTCTACTGATAAATCATATACCGTTGGATTTTTTTCTCCAGCAAGTCTATACTGTCCAGTAAAAGACCCGTCATCAATTAGTATCTTTCCTAGGCCTCCCCATAGCTTTACGGGAATAGCTTGAGAACTTGAAGCATCTTTTTTGATTTTATAAAAAACAATATTATCTATTGAAATATTTGGATTGCCAGCACTGTCAAACTTAACGTAAGACTCAATATTATTTTCAGTAAGTGCGGTAATTTCAAAATAGTAACCATTGTTTGTTTCTGGATTAAGAAGTACTGCTAGTCCTCCTCCTGCGCCACCAATATTAACACTTTGATCTGTGAAACTTCCAGTAATCTGATAGTATGGTGTGCTTCCAACAGGTGTTTGAGATTTAGTAGTATTGTTTTCAATCTTGCCAACAATACGAATTCTAGTTCCAAAATGTTTATATGCATTGTCTAACTGCTTATAAACATAAGACACAAAACTAATTGGATTTTCTGTAGTTTTAAAAGAAGGTCCGTTCATTACAAATGCTGAAGACTGAATTGTTCCAGACTGAGTTGACTGTAAATTATTTACAGAGGTTTCAGTCAAATAAGCTGTTGACATAAAATTTTTAATTATTCCATTTCGTGTTGTTTGTTTTGCCAGAACACTATTTACTCCAGCAGCACCAACTGCTGTTACTGGCAAAGCAATATTTTGTAGCAATTCATTAGTAAAGAGATACTTATGCTCCATGTCGCAACCTCTAACATAATCATTATTTGACCAATAAGGAGCAATGCCTGCTGTGTGGTAAGCCAACGGAGTATTAAATTGACCACGACCATGATCAACTACTGCTCCAGTTTTAAGCCTAACAACATCTCCAATTGTTTCATAATATGGTGTTGCGTAAATTCTAACTAAACCAGTAGGGTAGATCTTTCCATTAAACGGAAGTGATGAAAAATATCTTTGATACTCTTCGTTATTACTAATCCAAACATTACTACTTCCTTGTTTATGTGTATTTCTCCATTTCAATATTTCAATAGATAAAGCGTTAAGGTCTTCAATATTGTCAGTAATGTTTGATGGTGCTAATTTTCCAGGAAGAACTATCTGAGGATTTGTATCACTTAGTTTTCCGTCTGATTTTATTTCATACCATAGTGGAACTGTAATGTTGTACTGAACAGCATCATACTTAATTATCTCTCCATTAGAGTAAAAGTATCCTTGATTTCTTGTTAGCCAATAAACATTCTCTCCAAAATCAATTATGTTATTTACTAACACTCCTGCAACAACTTGTGGCGGTGTTGAAGATAGGTCAGAGTTTAATGGCATTGCACCTAGTACGTAGCTTCCTTGTGTTGATGCTAATTCATTTTTAGATTTTACAACTTCTGTTCCCGCAACTTCCCATAATAGTGATGGCTTATATATCCAGGTTTGATCATTATCGATTAAGGCTGTTTGCTTTAACTTACCTAAAGATCTTTGAATATATCTTTCTGTATAGTTAATCTTGCCAGCATTGTAAATCTTTTTATCTTGTGAAGCAATAGATATTAGATTTGGCAAATTGCCAGACGAGCTATTTTCTACTACTCCAGTATCGGTTTGATTATTTGACCCAGAGATTACGAAGTCTGTTGCTCTTTGAGATTCTGTTGGCATTAAGTAGTCTTTACTCATAATAATAAAGTTATTGTATTCATCAAAGAACATTGCACTTTGAGTTGCCCTAGCTAATTCATTTAAAACTTCTGCAACATTTTGATCTGGAGCAATAAAAAAATACGGAATAATAGCATCAGACTCTCCAAGAGTTCTTTTAAAAGAATAATTACTAAAGCCAATATAGTCAAGTAATAGGCTAACGGCATAGCTTAAAGATGTTTGTGTGGTAAGCAATCTTGGAGCAGGCATAGACTCTAAGAAAAAGAATAAATCTCTTAAGGTTAATGAAAGTGTTGCGCCAGTACCATTGGACTGTGGCACTCCTTCCGAATACAAAGTCTTAATAGGAACAAAATAATCAAAGCCATCAACATCTAATATTACTTCGCAAAAGCTAAACTTAATATTTTTTCTAATATATTTAGATATAATGCTTGACGTATTATTTTCATTAAAGGCTTGATCATCATCAAACATGTTTAAGTTTCCAGTAGAAGCTAGTAGTTGTCCTACAGGCATTGAAGTAACTCCAACATCTGATAAAATTTTTGTAATCTGAAAATCAGTAACCTTG